CTCCTTATCAAATAGAAAGATGTCCTCTATGTCTATTGGAAATGCCCATTTAAAGACAGCTGATTGTATTCTCTCACCACCTGACTCTGTAGCTCGATACACATATAGAGTATCTTTATTAGTAGGACTATACATAAGTACAATCCCTAGAGAGGTGCTTGTTACAATCTTACTTATTGTAGGTAACAAAGTAGGTGTATTCAATGTAACATTCACACCTTTAGTTGTTAAGGTCTCTTCATCTTTAACATACTCTCTTAACTGTGAGGTATTATCAGATGAGGTAGATATAAAGTATAAACTATTACCTTGTGTCTTAGGTTGTACATTAACATCCATATCGTAGTTAGTTACACTATCTATTGATACTGTTAAAGGACTAAATGTACCTTCATAAGATACTTCAAATTGACTCTCTTTAGTAAATAGATATAGAGTCTTTAGGAATGGGACAGCATAGTATATCTTACTAGCTTGATTACTAGCAATAGCTATATCTATAACATCTGTATCTAATATACTAAGTACAGTAGTAAAGTAGAAATTATAATAACCACCTTCTTCACTTGTTACTACTGAATCTTCACTTGCTATCCCTAGCCTATTCTTAAAGAAGAAGATGTCTTGTATAGTACCTCCTACAAAGCTAGGAGTAGGATTAGTAGTAGCATCACCAATATGTGGTATCTCCCATGAGAGTGTATTTACTTCAAATGTACCATCTGCTAATCTATCTACGTATATAGGCATATCTGTAAAAGAACCTCTTAAGTCTTCAGGACTTCTAGTCTCTACCCATACTCCATCTTCTGCTATTACATAATAGTCTGTAAATTCATTACTATCTGTACCTGTTATCTCTACAATAGCACCATCAAAAGGCATATCACTAGGTAAAGATGATAGCTTAGATATTGTACCTTGCCATCCTACTGATGCTTGGTTACCCCAACTATCCCAGCTACTATATGTAAAGGTATCAGAGGATAGTATCCTTATAACACTACCTATAGCTGTTGCTGTAAATCCTGATATACCATTAATCAGAGATGTTAAACCTGTAGCAGCAGCCTCAGAGTCCTCACTAGAAAACTCATAAGATGTTTCATTAATATATACAGCATAGTTATATGTATTATTAGTATCATTGGATGACCTACTTAACCAATAATAAGCAGCTCTACTAAGCTCCTCTGAAGGTGTTACTAAGGTTTCATCACTCATCTCATATATTGATTCACTTAGAGTAGTATTAGTACCTCCTGTAACAGTTATACTAAAAGCACATGTACCTAATGAGGTCTGCCTTATAGCACTATCAGCACTATATGTTGTAAAAGGACTAGCTGTTAATAAAGCATTAACCTTATTAGTTATCTGTGTTGTTACATCTAGAGTACCTGTGTATGTACTACTAGTACCCTCTTCACCTGTTACTAATTCATTTATAGAAAGTGTATCAGTATATACAACTCCATTAAGAGTTACACTTATATTTATAGTAGCTAGAGCATCTATAGTCACGCTTGTTCCAACCACATTAAGAGATACTAAAGATACTAAGAATCTTCTTCTATAATACTGAATAGCATCCTCTACTGATATCTCTGAGATGCCTACCTTTCTATCTTTATTAATTATGAATGTTCTATCTTGAATTGTAACAGCTTTAAGGTCACCACTCATATAATCAGCCATTGTGGCTAATTCTGTACCATACGTGACAGTCTTCTCTATTCCTGCTTTAGTAAGTATCTTAAGAGGGTTTATAGCTGAACCTGTACTTATAAATACATACTCTTCATCTCCTTCACCTCTATCATAAGTATGGAAGGTTCTACTAGCTGCTCCAGACTCTCCTGTATACACATACTCTAAACCATTCCTTCTCTCTAATCCTCTAATTATATCAGGTACACAGTTTACCATATCTCTACATTGTGTATCTAGGATTAACTCATCTGCTTGTTCTGATATGCCACCATAGAAGGCAGGATATATCTTATTAATTAAAGCCATATCACTTACCCTAAGAGATAGCAGTAGGTAATGAATCTCTACCTATCAGTCTATTACCTGTAATTAAGTTATAGTTATTGTTTCTCATATCTTCTCTCTGTACCCTTATAAAGGCTCTCTGTATCTCAGTATCTAATTTAGAATCTGTGAAGTCATCAGCAGTAAAGAATAACTGTACTTGCTGAGCTGCTGTATATGTAATGTAATTAGCCATAACCTCAGGTAAGTCTGCAAACTCCCAATACCATACTACATCACCTTCTACTGAGCTTGTAAACTCATATGTTCTATTCTCTCTATCATATAGACTACCACCTCTTTTAATTACATCATCATCAGTTGTGTCAAATGTAAGTACTGAAGGAGGAACACCTATTCTATTGTTTGTATCAGGAGTAAAGTCCCATGTTTCTCTATTAAACCACCATCCTTGACTTTGAAGCTCTTTAGACTTCTGTATAAGTATCTCTCTACTTATGTAAGCCTCATGAAGAGGGTCTAATGAGTCTATATCTACACCATCAGGCACAGGCATCTCACCTAGATATCTAAGTGCTATATTGACAGCATCATTGATTATCATTATTGTTTCCTTATTTCTTATTATATAAACTTAGAGTTGATTAATTAGCTATTTTAATAAACCCTAACGCAAATAGGGGTACCTCAAGATTGTAATAACCTCAAGATACCCCTATTTTGTTTATTAGTAACTAGTCATTATAGACTAAGCTACTGTACCACCTGTAACTGCTGTTGCACATGCAGGTTTAAGTGTACCCATACCTAACCAATAGAAAGACTTAATTACATCTTGTCTAATCTTAGCAGGTAAAGCATCAATGTCTGTCATTACATCCATCAATTTAACTACACCAACACACTCATCTGTAAATACTAAGCCTTGTAAGTATTTATTAACTGAATCTACTACTACAGTAGTTCCTACTGGTAAGTGGTTAGTCCACATAATCTTAATACCTGCAATCTCAACGACCACACCTGTATCAACACCACCATTAGAGCCACTTGTATAATCTCTATTAATACCCTTAGCTGATTGTACAATGTAGTTAAAGTTAGCCTTAGTTGTAACGAAGACCTTCTCACCACCTACATCTTTTTCATCCATTAGAGTATCAGCCTCAAAGATAGCTGAGAATAATGCATCACCCTTAGCCTCTGCTGTAGAGCCACTTGAGATAACATCATTATTTACTTCAGAACCATCTGGTTGCATAACTTCACCACCAATAGTACCACTTGTTTGTGATGCTGTTAATACTTCAGCGAATACTGCTTTATCAATCTTAGTTGCTAATGCCCCACCCATTTCTCTAGCTAGTTTAGAACGTACTTCAAAATGAAGAATCTTCTCTTCTAATCTAGATAGTGAGATTGCATGATATTGAGGTTGAGTAATTGTAATTATTCTCTCTTTAACTGGGATAGCTGAAGTTATTACATCAGTACCTACTACATAAGCTGCTACATCTGAGTCAGGAGCCTGTGCAATAACTGGGAATGAATCCGAGCTCCCATCTTCAATTGTCATTACTGAAACTAAACCAAGTCCTATGTTCTTTCTTTCAAAAGCTTCCATAACTAATCCAGAGAAAACCTCTTTAGCTAATTCCATATCTGCTGGGTTACCAAGCGTTCCGTCAGTACTTACTATATTATTTGTTGTGATTGCCATTTGTGTTACCTTGTTTTAATTTAATGTTCAGGGTTATGTATAGTTACATATCCTCTGTGTATTATCTTGTTTACTTTAACTTTCTATTAGTTGTCCATAGTTTTCACTCCTCAGAGCTACTACATTTAGGGCTGTTATACTTGTTAAATTAAAACATTAATTGTCTATGTGTGTCATTACCGTCGTAACTTACTCATATTCCTTTTACATGTGTTATTGTTTAAGTTAATGTTACATGTTATATTAGGTGAAGAGGAAAAAGGAGTAAACCTCTCCACCCTGACTCTCTTAAAGAGTATGTTTACGTTTAGATACTATGTATCGACTATTCACCATTTCATTGTACTTCTTATCTTTGTTGTATAATGGGTTACGGACATAAGACTGCCACTCACCTTTATCTTTAAAAGGTTTAACTCCACCTACATCTTGACCAGAACCACCATCCACTCTACGTGGTGGAGTACCTCTTTGAGCTTGTAAGTTCTCAATAGCCAGTTTGGCTAATTCAGGATTACCTGATTTTATCTTATCATCAAAGTCTGTGATTGCTACACCTACTAGATTATCTTTACCCCATTGTACTAACTCACTATAAGCTTCTGCACCTCCTGAGTATTCATATACCTTATTAGCATATACTTGACCTTTAGCTTTCTGTCCCTCTATATAAGCATCAACCATAGGCTTAGTAAACCCTTTAGTTGATAACTCTGTATGATGAGCT